CTATGGTTTTTGTAGATTCAATCGCCTCTTCCAAATATTCATCACCAATGATATCGGCATAGCCATTCTTATGCCATAGCTCTCGCATCTCATCTTCGCTAGCCATATACAAAGTTGATACGCCGGCTTCATCAATCCGTCCGTTTGTATTTAATCTCCACAAAAACGAATGTGTATCGTTATGCTCTTTTCTCACATAATGAACATCATTAGCCAATACGCACTTAAACCCTTCATACTGTTTCCGAAACAACTCAATTAATACTTGTTGATACTCTAACTGAATATCTAAATCATGCGGATGCAATTCAATAAACAAATTATCTGGGCCAAAAATACCCGCCATATCATTAAAGAAACCAGTCATCTTATCAATTTCTTTATTCTGAAAATAACGAGCCATATTTGAAATGACGCAGGTAGTTGTTGCAATCAAGCCTTTTGAATATTTTGCCAATAACTTTAAATCAATACGAGCCTTACCATAAAATCCTTCAGTATTTGCGTAATAATTTAAACGATAAAGATTCTGTAATCCTTCATCCGTTTCCGCCAACAATAGCAGGTGTGGAGCTTTTAATCTTTTCTTATTTTCTTCTCTTACTTCAGTTGGGGTAAGCCCTTCTTTTTCTGCATCTGTTAAACCTTTACGAAACCTATCCTCAACACAATACATTTCGTTTCCGATTATAGTTTTTATCCCATACTTATCGCCCTGACTCTGGAACTCATAAGCACTTGCCATGCTACCATGCTCGGTTACGCAAACTGCTTGCATCCCTAACTCTACTGCTCTTTTCATATACTCTTCGCTCTTGCCTACTCCATCAAGAAACGAGCCTTGGGAAGTGTGAAGATGAGTGTGCGTCATCGTGGTAATCTTACTCATTAATTCTCCTTAATTTCATTACTCTAAATTCTCTACTACTAAATATAAACAATTTTTAGCCAGTTGTCAAGGCTTTTTCCAAACTCAAAAAATTAAGTCCCCCCGGATTTTAGTGCTTCTACTTTTAGATACCTTAACCCACTTGCAGAAAACTTATCAAAATACTTCGTTGGTAGAAGATGTTGATGCGCCTTATGCAGCTCGTCAGCGAAGGCAACATTTATTAAAAAATACGGAGCTGGCGCTCTCGTAGCTACTCCATCCACATCAAAAGTGTCATCGGGGTGAAAGCATATTACCTTAATGTAGCCCATCTTTCTTTTTTGCAATTCTCTATTAAGAAAATTCTGAAAGTTTTTATACTCAGACAATTTAATATCAGATAGGTAGGCGATAATCATAGAGTTGTAATCATCTTCATCATCCCACTCATCTATCAAATCAAATATTGTTTTTTCTCCATCGGTATAAAAAACTTCATATTTTAACTTCCCCGAAGCTCTTTCACGCTCAACAAAAGGGCAAACCGGAAATCCACCAAAAGCTTCATTAGGGATTGCTAACCAATCTATATAATGATTGACTTTTGCAATTATGGCATCTCTATCTTCCATGTCGGAATCTCACAATATTCTAAAAACTTTAATCCATCATCTAAACGATACTCATCTATGTAATGAAATTCTTTAATACCGGAAGCTACAATTAATTTTGCACAAGAAATACAAGGTGTCTCCGTGCAGTAAATTATACAACCCTCAGTATCTATACCATTTCTTGCTGCATAACCAATAGCGTTTTGCTCGGCATGTATCCCAAGAAAGCAGCTGCCATTACTATCTTTTCCGCAAGCTTCTTCGCCACCATCATCGCTGCAATTAAAAGTCCCAGCTGGCGGACCATTATAACCAAAAGAAATAATCCTATTATCTTTGATTAAAAGAGCAGCTTGCTGGGCCTTTACACACGAAGATCTTTGGGCGACTAACTTAGTTGTTTCTACAAATAACTTTTTAAAACTTATTCTACTCAAAGCACTCTTTGGTTATCTCATCATATGCAAGCTCACCAGTTCTTATACGATAAAGCTTATTATCTTTTTCTTCATACTTTGTAAGCTGACCTATTGTCATATAATAAGTCATTGTCTTAATGTCACCAAACTCTTCAGCCAATTTTTTTAAAGGACCATAAAAATAAGTGCCGGGCTTGGGCACTATTTTTTTTGCTGGCTTTATTAATTCAGTTAGGTCCATAGCTAACTCATGCCTCTTTTGATTATTTCTATACCTCTCATGTGTTTTTTGAGCTTCAGTTTTTTCTCTTTGCTTCTCATAATAATCAGCCGCTTCGATCATCTTTTTATTATATTCCTCAACTATCTTATCTTGTAATGTATCTCTTGTTAATGCTTTAATAATATCGCGCGTTCTATTAGCCATTATCTTCTTTCTCTTTAGGCAAGTTGTAACTCACATGCTCCACCAGCACATGCAAGTTCACCAGTTAGGTTAGTATTATCTACTATTTCAACCACATTAGATAAATCTACTTCCTTAAGATTAATAAACATTCCTTCAAAAGTTTCTTTATCTATATCTTCAAATGGAGCTTGCTTATAGCTCCCCCCATAATAAGGCAACACAGAAATTCCATTATAATACTCTCTATTTTCCCACATCCACTTACCCACCTTTTCCCATTCTTCTTCTCTTACAGAAACCGTGCATGAAACATTATGAGTATTATTACCTTGGCGATGACCTGGTACAATCCATCTATTATATATGTCTTTCACTCTTTCTAACAACTCTATAGAAGTTTCATGTCGCAAAATACCATCGTTTGGCGCACGTTGTGGAATAGAAATAATAGCTTGTGTTTCAGGTTTAAAGAAATCATCTTCTACCAATTCAGGATGCCGAAGAGTAAGATATGTATAAATAGCTTCATTCTTTCCGACACGAAGACGACGAATATAATAATCATTATGCCATGCATGAACACCACTCGCAGTACCTAATACACAAGAAGTCGTGCCGCTAGGCTTCACAGTAGTTATTCGTGCTGCTGCATTAACACCAATTTCTTTAGCATAATATTTATTTGTTTCTACAGCCAGTTGCGAAGCGGCTTCTAAATCTAGATGTTGAACTTTTCCACTGCCAATTCCTGTCATGCCTACACCAAGTAATGCATCTTTTTCTGTAGTTCTTCTCCATACATCACGAAGATAATGAAAATTAGTATAAGCAGTTTGAAGAGTGCCAATCAGTGTCGCGGCTACTACTCTATCATTCAACTCTTGCTGTGTTTCTACATCGCTTACATTTACTTCACAGAGATTACAAAACTGAAAGGGTCTTAATGCAATTTCTGCACACGGATTAGTGCCCCATTCAGAATCATTAGTGAAATAAACACCTGGTTCTCCTGCACCACTTTCTTTTACTTTTTCCCAAATAGCAAAGAAATCTTTCTTTTTTACTCTATGTCTAACTACTACTGCAGAATTATTAGCTCGCGCTCTCTGAGGTTCTGTCTCCCACCAATTTCCAAACTTGCATTGTAACATTTCTTGATCATCAATAGAAAACAAACTAATAGTAGCAGATCTACGAATGCCACCAGATAAAACTGCGTCTGCAATCCAACAAATAATGTCATGAACTTCTAAAGTTGAAAGTTGATCGCCGTTTTCTTTTCTATCTAAAATACGTTTTATATTATGTACACAATCTTTTAAAGGTTCTGGACCCGGTGCTTTCCCACCACTTGTAACCAACAATGCACCTTTAGATCGTACCCCACTAAAATCAAACTCAGGATCTGGACGACCACAAAAGTATGCCTTCATTAACATCTTAATACAATCGGACCACCCCTCAATGCTATCCCCCACAAGATATCGACGCCGTTTAGTGGGAATAGTAATGGAAGGTAATTTATCCACATGATGCCGTTGTACTGAATATCCAACTCCTGTACCCCCTAACAACAAAAACATTACTTCACTAAAGGCTTGGTAATCATCTATAGGAAGATACGCACAGTTATAAATGCGCGATGGAGTTTGTTTAATAGCGGCTCCTGCAAACTGCAAAGATCGCATCGACGGTAAAACTTTTTTATCAAAAACTAATTTGTATGCACTTTCTATTTCATTAGTTAGTTTAGGAAAATTCTCTATATGCATATCTCTATTACGTGTAATCATTTCTTCCCAAGTTTCGCGGCGTTGGGCTGCTGGAAGATATCGGGCGTATTTCATATAAACTGTAATCTCTGATAAAATCTTTTGTGAGATATCCAAGACTAGTCTCCGTTGTCTGAAGTTTCTGAAGTTGATGTTTTTATATTCTTTACACTTTCATAACCATCTTTAAAAAAACCACGCCCAAAATGGACTGCTGCCAATTCTATAGTTCTATCAACATTATTACCTTGACATTGATTACACGTTTGTTTCTTATACCTATCATATTGTTTTATAGAACATTCTATTACAAACCCATTACCACAATCTAGACACTCATATCCATAACGAGCCATTAAATACTTCTTTTCCCTTTTTTTTCTACACGATGAATAAACTCTGTAGTTCCATTATCTCTCGAACACAAAACTTCATATTCAATTTCCTCATTAATAATAACACTTTCTCTTGCGATCATATCATTAGCCATACTAATTACTTTATCCATTTTTACTTTACTTCGTGCCGCAGAATACACATTGTTAATTTGTATCTCTGAATTTCCCCAGCGTCTGGTGCGCGTAATTGTTAATCTTTCCATTATTTATTTTTCTACTCCGTCTTTAAAACTTCTGTAAAAACTTTTCATTGAATCATTACCACCCAACATATTATTTACCTTTTCACCTATTGTAATACCACCGGTTACATTTTCATTTAAATCAATAAAAGCGCGAGCTGGGTCCATATCAATATTAAAATTAATATTAGCTTGACCCATTCTGTTTTTACCAATATGAAATTTACGTTGTGAGAACGTGCCAAAAAAATCTACGACCATCGCTTTAGTAATCGCTTCACCAACTTTATCAATAGTAATAATATCATCATTGAATCCTTCACGATTACTTTGAGTTGCCGTCCAAATCGGTAACTTCATCTCCATAGCCAACGCACGAAGATCTTCAAAAATACTTTCTAACTCAAATCGTTTCTGATCATACCCTCGTCGGCTTCTCATTAGATCACCATAATCAATAATAATGAGATCTGGATCAAATCCATTTGATAACAATCTACCCATATGAAATTTAATTGTATTAATGGTTGCAACCTTTGGTGGATATTCCTTAATAAACAATTGGCCTCCCATAAAACGCGTCAACTTATTTTCTGCTTCTACCATACGGTTTCGCAACTCTTTTGTTGGCACTCCTGTAATACGACTATCATAACGATTGCCAACATGAGTTTCGCTTAATTCAAATGTATAATGAATAACATTCTTACCTGCCGCTAATGCACCAAATCCAAGATTTACCAAGAAAAATGATTTACCACCACCAGTAGGTGCCATTACTGCACCTAATTCACCATTCGCTAATCCTCCACCTAACACTTCATTAGCGTCAAGTAATGGAAATCCTGTAGGCACAGTTATTCTAGAATCAGCCTGTTGTCTTGATTTAAATGAATCAAAATAATCATGACCCATATCTTGTTCAGTACTAATCTTTAAACTATCTTCAATTGTCTTTTGAATTTCTTCAAACTTACCTTCTTGCAGCAATTCAACTGACTTAAGTATTGCTGCTTTCATAGATTGGTTCTTACAAAACTCTATTGACTTATCTTTTGCATATTCAATTTCTTGACGATTTACTTTTGTTTCAACATCCAATAAAACATTAATTGCTGATTCTTTTAATTCGCCTTCAGGATACTGGGATATCTCACTCTTTAATGTATCGTATGTGGGTGGTGCATTATACTTATTAAAGAGCTTTCTTATCTCCAACCAAATTGATTTGTGTGCTTCTGATGTAAAATATTCTTCCTTTAAAGTTTCAAAAATCTTTTCAAAAAATTCTCTATCAATCAGCGCTGCTTGTAACACACAATTTTGAAAATTTGATCCAAATGACTGAAAAGAATCAACATCTGTATGCGCCATTTATTTATCTCCTAAAATGTTATTGGCTCATGACGAACCGAATTAAATACTGAAACCCAATTATCTATATTGTTAGGCGATATGTTTTCGTTCAACAAGTTAATGCGTAACTTATAAGAATTAAACTTTTTTTCTTTATTCTCATAACACCTTTCTAACGCTTGTATAGATTGCAAACTTATATCAACATCTAATAACTGAACTAATTTATAATTTCTTTTTATTAATTCAGAATTTTCAATATACTTTTTATATTTTGTTTTCCCTTCTCCTATTCTATCTTCAACATACTCTAATAATTTTTCTAAAGTGGTGACACCAAAATTCAATATAGGAAAATCTTTCTTAACAGTAGCTTCGCCAACGCCACTAATACCTTTTATATTATCTGACTTATCACCAACAATTGCTTTTAATAAAGCATAATTAATAGGATGAACTTTTTCTCTATCAAGCATCCAACTAATATTAATCATCTCACCTTTTGGATTCTCTTTTGTTTTAACTGGCCGGTATACCTTAGTGTTTAAATCAACCAGTTGAAAATAATCGCGGTCAGTTGAAACGATAACCTTTTCATAATTGTTTTTAAATAATTGTATACAAGAATAAGCTATCTGATCATCTGCCTCAAGATACTGAACTGCAGGTTGATAAAGTGGCAAAACATCTAAACACTCTTTAAGTAACTGCAGCTGCCGAGCAAATGATTCTTTTTCATCTTCTTGAGAATATTCAAACTGCCGGTTTAATCCACGGAACTTTCTACCTTCTTTATACTCTTTCAAAGTTCTTCTACGTCTTTCGGAAGATCCTTTGCCTTCCCATACCACAGAAACAATATCTGGGGAGTGCATTTTTATTTGGGACTGCAAACTATTTAAGGTTCCAAAAACGCCGCCCACGTGCAACCCATCATCATTTGATAAACGAATACTAGAAAAACATCTCACAAACATATTCATCAAATCAATAAACAAAACTTTTTGCATCTATTTTTTTACTCCTTCTAAATGTGTCTGTATAATATAACTAATTTTTTCTATTTTGTCAAGCATTATTTTTCTTTTTTTGTCAGT